ATTCCTGCCTCCGCCATGGCCTGCATCATCATCATCATCATCCGGCCGCCCTGCGGCGAGCAAATGTAATAAGCGGCGCCTGGTTTGATTGCGGACGCGACGCTGATAAATGCATCCCGCCAGAAATTAAGCTGTTGCTCGTCATTGAGCGCGTCGTTTGCAATCGGCCGGTGCTGCGTTTTTGCCGGCGCGCCTTTGAGCGCTGCAGCGCGGACGTGCGATTCGTGCACCGATCCTTTCCCGGAGTAGTTGACGCCGTAAGGCGGGTCGGTGAAAACCATGTCGGCCAGGCCGGCGGCGCCGAGCAGGGTTTTGACGTGCTCGAGGTCTGTTGAATCGCCGCACATGAGGACGTGGTCGCCAAGATGCCAAATGTCGCCAGGCTGGCTGATTGCCTCCGCCTGGACTTCCGGTACCGCATCGTCCTCTGTCATGCCGACATGCTCGTCATCAAGGCTGGCCAGGAGTTCGTCGATCTCGCGGGTCGAGAATCCGGTCATGCCAAGGTCGAACCCATCGACGCGCAGTTCATCGAGTTCCTGCGCGAGCATGGCCTCGTCCCACCCGGCATTAAGCGCGAGCTTGTTGTCGGCCAGGATGTAGGCGCGGCGCTGGGCGTCGTTGAGCCAATCGACGCGGATGGTTGGGACGGTGTCCATGCCGAGCTTCTTTGCGGCCATGACGCGGCCGTGGCCGGCAATGATGCCGCCTTCGCCATCGACGAGGACGGGGTTGGTAAAACCGAACTCCCGGATCGACTGCGCAAGCTGCTCGACTTGGTTGTCCGAATGGGTCCGCGCATTGCGGGCGTATGGCATCAATTCCTCGACGCGGCGTACAACAATCTGGTCTGCTGAAAAGCTCATTTTTCTACCCGTTTCCGTTACTGTTATTCATAAAATCAAGCGTTTACCTACCAAAAAACACCCACGCTAGCTGAGAGGCGAGGGTCCGAGCACCCGTACCTCCTGGGGGGTGCCAGGGTCCCCGGCTGGTTTGCGGTCTGGTTTTGCTTCGACCAGGCCGACCTCGGCCGCGAGCTTCAGCATGTTCCCGACGTGGCGCGGACTCATGGCGGTTAGGGTGGCGATGTCCGCCTTGGGTACGTCGCGTGATGCCAGCGATGCGACGGCCTTGACCTTTCTCCACCGCTCGAACTCGGCGAGGTTTGGCACGTCGAGCGTCTCCGGTGATGGGAACATCGCGGCGAGCCGGGCGACGCATGAATGGCCGATGAGCTTCACCAGTGGGTGGCCGTCGGCGCACTTGGCCGGAACCCTGATCGTCGTGCCGCCATAGACGGCAGCGAGCCGAACCGTGGCGCCGAAACCAATCTCCGCCGCAATGTCCTCAAGAACCGTGTTGATTGTTTGCATCATCTTTCCCCTTTCCCTCTCGAATCCTTTGTTCAAAAGCCCGAATGCGGGCGGTCAGTTCTCGCATCGGCTTTGCGTAATCGGCCATCATTCGCGCCCAGCCTTCGATGTGTTCCTCGTTCCGGGTGGTGATTGCCTCCCGTATTGCCTCGACAAACTCCTGGGCGTCAGCCTCGGTCCATTCGCCCTGCTCGATGCGCCAGCGGCGAACCAGCCTGAAGTCGGCGCGGAGTTGGTCGATAAGCCCATCATTCATTCCGTCCAACCTACTAAAACAAGGTTGGACGGCAAGGTTGGACGGCTGAAACCCGCACCATTACTAAATCCGTCTAACCGTCTAACCTCGTCTAACCAAAAACCAAAGACCGCAGGAATGAATAAATAAAGCCATGCTGGCGACACACGCACATGCGCGCCCGCCTCACGTGCGCGGGTGTGCGCGGTTAGGTTGGACGAGGTTGGACGGTTGGACGGATGGCTTAACCATGCGGGTTGCGGCCGTCCAACCTTGCCGTCTAACCTACTTGTTGCGAGGTTGGACGAGTCGCTTTCGTGGCGGTCAGTGAGCGGCCCTTTTCCGGACGTGCGGAAGAATCCACGCGCCGATCCCTGGGCGAAACTCACAAACATCACGAGGCGATCAGAAGCCAACCGGGTCATCTGCCTCTTCCTTTATTGCATTGCCTGCAGGCGCGGCTGGCGCAGGCCGCAAATAGACCCACTCGCGCTTTCCTGTTGGCCTGCGGCCCTTGCCCCACCCGAGCTTCGCCAGGAGGTTTCCGAGCCGCGTGGCCATGCCACGGTTGCCGTCAACCTTGCTCAACTCAACCTCGAACGCGCCGACCAGAATGTCCTTCGACGTGAATTCCTTCGTCACCCTGCGTGCCGGATCGTCAAGCCAGTCCTGCAGCGGGTAGAGCCACGGATCGACAATCTCGCGCTCCTCCTGCTCCGGGAAGAAATAGAGCCGCTCCTCGTCCCGTGTCGGGTGCCAGCGGTTTCCGGCCCGGTACTTTTGCAGCGCCTCGGCGAAAAGCTGCTCGCGCCATTCCGACAGCTTCTGCAGGTCAATGTTAGTCACCCGCAGCGGCCAGAATCGCCGGTTGCCGGTCGTGTCCTTGAAGTACTCGCCGTGGTTCGTCGTGCCGGCAAAAACGCACTGGCGTGGGCGGTCGACCGGACGGCGGGCATACGGCTCGCGGTAGCGGTCGGTCTGGATCGTCACGAACGCCTTGACCGCCGTCGTCTCGGCCTTGTTGAAGCTGTCCATTTCGGACACCTCGTACAGAATCGCGCCGTTCAATTGCATATAGGCGTCCTTGTCGCCCAGCTTGAATGGTGTCTCGGCGAACCAATCGCCGCCGAGCACCCGCAAAGCCGTCGACTTGCCCTTGCCCTGCGCACCTTCGAATATCGGCATGTACTGCATGGCACAGCCCGGCTGGAAGATTCTCGCCACCATGCCGATCAGGAAGAACTCCCCGGCAAGGCGGACGAACGTCTTGTCCTCGCAGCCCATGCACTCGATCAGCCAGTGCGGCAGGCGCTCGATGCCATCCCAGACTGGCAGCGCATTCATCCAGTCGCGCACCGGGTGAAACTTGTTCCGGTTCGCCGTCATCGCCACGCCCGACGTCAGCGTGCCTTCGCCCTTGATGAGCAGGTCGCAATTCTGGGCAAGCCATAGCCCGAGGTCGTAATCGTCCTGGCTTGTCCATTCGCCCGGCTTGCCGCCGAACGGAGGCGCCAGGCGCTTCTCGATGCGCTGCGAAAAATCGTTGTAGCCAATCACGCCGTCCCATTCAGGATGCCGCGACAGCACCAGGAACACGTTCTCCCGGCAATCCTCGAGGCCGCCGCGCGGCTTCTGAATCAGCCCGGACTCCCAATCAGCCCGAGGCCGGTGCTTCTTCCTGCTCGCGCCAGCCGGCGGAGGGGTAGAAATGCCTTCCGAATCGCCCGGCGATGCCTCGGCCGGAGCCAATGCTGGCGCATGCAAGCGAACCTCCGTGCGCAGAAACTCACGCAGCGCATCGCCCGTCATGCCGTCCGCGATGGCGTCGGCAATATCCCACCCGGAAGGCTTCTCGCCTGGGGCGGGTATCTTCACAATCCAGACCTTGCAGCCCAGAGCCAGCAGCTTCGCCGCGATCTTCTCGGCGGCCAGCATGCCGGGTTGTTTCTCCTCCGGCAGCAGCGCACCTTCCTTGTCGGTCTGCGCATCGCAATCCGGCCAGACAATCACCTTGCGGCCAGTCAGGTGCGACCAATCCGCCTTATCGACCGCCTTGCTGCCGCCCGGCCATGTCACGCACGCCAATTCCGGCAGCGCCTCGGCAGCGGCGTCAGCGCACTTCTCGCCCTCGGTCACCAGCACCGTGGCGTTTGGAAGCGCCGCCAAGCGATCCAGGCCATAAATCCAGCGTGGCTCGGCAAACGCCATCCAGCGCCATTCCTCCGCGCCCGTGTCGGTATTGCGGCACCAAGAGACCGGCAGCACTTCCTTGCCGCCGTCCGACGTGCGGAAGCGGTAGATGAAACCGAGCGCCTCGCCGGCCGCGCCGCGATAGCACCACACCTTCTCGGGAATGCCGCGCCTGCTGTGCGCCTTCGGCGGCTCGTCAGCAGATACCGGCGGCGTCACCGCTTGCCATGGCGAACGCTGGCCTTTTGCCGGTGCCGATGGCGCAGGCTGAGTGCTGGCGCTCCGTGCGGGCGCTGTGGCGCCTGGTGAGCGAACGCCGAGGCGGTCCCCCAGTTCCTTGGCTGCCGCGCCCTGGTCGTTGCCGTGGAAAAGATAGGCGTACAAGGAAACCGGATCGGAGCCCTTGTCATCCGTGGCGAAATCCTGCCAGACGCCCTTGACCACGTTGATTGAAAAAGACCCGGCGCGGCTATCCGCCCGAGTTGGATTCAGTGACTTGTATTCCGGTCCATCCTTGTGGCCGTCCGGCAGCCACTCGCGCAGCAGCGAATCAAAGCATTGAAGCGCCGCCGCGTTAATCGCGGAAAAATCGATGCGGCCCATCCCCCCCCCTGTCATTCCTGTGCTACTTGGAGGATGTCGCGTTGCTGACTGGCCGCTTCTCGGTGAGCGACTCCACGCGGCTCAACAACTCTGCGCCCGCCGCCTGCAAGGAATAGAACTCCGTGCGGATCGCCTCGAACTCTTTCTCAGTCACCCGGCCGTCCGAAAGCGCCTCGTGAAATGCCCGTGAAAAATCGCCCAGCTTGGCGATCATCGATGAAAACAAATCCAGCAGCGCATCATCCGCCACGCCATCGAACGTCCCGCCGGGGATGCACACAAAATTCAACTCATCCGCCATGGCATGCAGGATGCGGGTGTCGCCCGTTAAAATCTGCATCTTCAGCGCCTCTCCCAGCGTCAGCTTGTGGCAGGCATCATTCGGATTCACCTTGCCGCGCAGCACCGCGCTCGACATTCCAAGGCGGGGTGCCAGCGACACCGTGCCGCCTGGGTAATCGTGGGCCGTGGCATAAGCCGCATCAATCATGTTCATCACATCGCTCCCTGTGCGTTGTTATTTTGAATAAAACCGACCAACCTGAAAGAAATCCCGCCCGCAGCGCAAGCCACGGGCGGGGCAAGATGAGAAGCGACAGACGGCTTTTGCCCGCAGTCTGTCAGTGCGGGCAGGGAGGACGGGGTATGACTACTGCAAAAATGGCGGGGCGCACCAGCGTGATAAGGTTGAGTTTCCACACACAGCCTGAACCCAAAGGAGCGCCCCATGACATTGAAAGACGTATATCGGCAACAAGCGCGCATCAGCGTCCTCGAAACCCTGGTGCTCGAGATGCTGGCAGTACAGCCGCACGCGAGCGCAATCGCAGACGCCCTGGAAGCGTCACTCGATACCGATCACGCATTGCAGACCGCAAACGGGCTGCCAGGCGAATTACTAGAAGCCGTTCGCTTCGAGCGTGCTCAACTGCTGCAGCGCGTGCGCGATCTGCTTCGGCCAGCGCCTTAGCCTCATGGTATGGGCGCATTTCAGCCAGCCTCCTGAATTGGCTGTTTTTCGGCGTTGACCGCAGCAGTGCCGCGCAGGACATTCCAACTCACATCAGGGCGCAGCTCTTCGCACCGCACAGCGCCCTTGGTGGCTGCCTCGACATCAATGCAGCGCGCGACCGGAAATGGCTTGTGCCCAGTCATCCATTGATTGATCGCGCCAGGCGTCACCTTCAGCGCGGCGGCCAGTGCGCGCTGGCTGCCGAGTATTTCGCAGGCTCTTTTTATCGGGTTCATGCCGGCACTATAGCCGGGCTAAATGAACTCGTCAATAGCCCGGCTAACCATGTTTTTATATAGCATCGCTAAATGACGCCAATCGAAAAACTCAAGGCACTGATCGCGGCCGAACCGTTCAACGGCAAGCAGGTTGATTTCGCTCGCGCAATCAATAGATCGCCTGCGCAGGTCAATCAATGGCTGTCCGGTTACCGAAAGTTCGACCTCAAGGGGCAGCAGATCATTGAGAATGAACTGAAGCTACACGGCTACTTTGGCGGGCACGCCAAGATGCCGGACGGCAATGTGGTTGCTCTTCCGGAGCGCGTCGACCCGATCACTGCGCAGGTTATCGCCATGATGGACGCCACCGATGACACGGGCCGCCAGATTGTCCTGGCGGCCGCTAAGGTGGCTTTGAATGGCTATGAGCCTATTGTCAAAAACCGGGGCAACTCATCCTCTTCCCCGAGCTAGGCGAAGGTAAGCGGTTACGCAAAATCCACAAATATGACAAACAGCCTTACTCATAGGGCATCTACACCAGCCAAAAGACTATATTTTTTATTCCGAACTCCGAGCAATCCACATGAATATGCTGTGGTAGCGGCTCGCCTTTGGCGGCCAGCGCCTCTATTTCGGCTATGACCTTGGTCATTATTTTTTGAAAGTCAACCATGAATATCTCCAGTAAAGTTCGCGTTCAACGCGGGAAAGAACTGCTTGTGCTTGATGTGGTTGCAGATGAAAATCCATTCTTCGTCGCGTTGATGGTTGGTGACTTGCGCGCCGACCCGCCAACAGTCAGCGGTGATGGAAATGAAGTTCTGCGGCGGCTGGTGGTTGCGCAAGACGCTTCGTCCAATAGCACGCAGACGCACATCGTCGATATCCGCAGCCCAGATCGTGCACTGAGCCGCATTCTCCAAGTCGCGGCGGCAGTCAGCCGTCACGATGCCGTCGCCATCTACTGTATTGATAGGCCGACGCATGCGGCGGCGATCAAGGCGCTGAACATAACAATTTGAAAATCTCTCACTTCGTATC